GCCAAAATTACCACGGGCAAACTTAAAATTATCAAAACTGCCTCGTCCTTCCAATCTGACTGACGGGCCTCTAAAAGTTTTCCCTGGTAAGCTTCCTTACCTTCGGCCATACGAGATGCGTGCATAAGCTGTGCATCTGACATAGCCATCTTAGTTCTCTGCTTGTTAGCGTAAATTTTACTACCAGCAGAAACGGCTAATTTAATTGCCGACAACCACATGTTAGTACCACTTAGCTTTTACAGGTTTTTTGTCAGCTCTCATCGCTTTAGTTCCTCTAACTGTAACAGTTTGAGTTTCTTGCGGGTTTGTAGCTTCAATAGTAACGCCACCTGTTTGGTAACCGTCTTTGCCAACACCTAATTCTTTTGTAACTTTAGGTTCTTTGACATACATCGAGCCTCTTTGCCAATCTTTATCCATAATATTCTCCTTGAGTGTTATTATACTTAATTTTTCTTAAAGTTTCTACCAAAATCGTTTCTTTTGCTTTGATCAGCCATTTGTTGTCTCTCCAAAGCCGCATCTGCTGACATAACTTGTTTGGTAAGCGAAGTATCTGCTCTTAATTCAGCTAATTCTTCGTTTTGTTCTTGTTTATCTTCGAACTGTTCTTGGTTTTGCATAGCTCTCATAGTATCTAAGCTAATTCTACCTTCATCATAAGCTTTTTTAGCTTCGTTTTGTCTAGCTTTGATGTCTAGTTCTCTAGATTTTAGTTTAAGTAATGGATCACCACCTAATTCACTAATAATTTGTTCTTCTTCCTTCATATAATCTCTAACCATTTCAGAAATTAACACAGCTTTTCTAGAATTAATTTTATTTGTAAGCATTGTTACTTGTTGAACTAGTTGTTGGTTCTGTGGTTGCTGTTGTAGCATCTGTTGCATCTGTTGTGCTTGTGCTAATTCTTCTTGAAACTCTAATTGTATTTGTTCTTGTGCCATTAAACTAATTCTTTCTAATATATTTTTTTGTAACGCACCCATAATAGTCGGTGAGTTCTGTACCATATTAGATTGCATAAAATTTAAGTGTGAATCGATGTGAGCTTTGTGATCTTGACCAGGAAAAGCTTGAAAAGGTTTCATACCCATTGCTGCAATTTCTTCTAATGCAGGGTCAATGGGTTGAGGTTGTTGCGGTGGAGGTAATATCGCGTTGATATTTTTTACCCCAACCGCTTCATACATAGATCTGTACGCTTGGTACAAATCATGTATTTGAGGATTCGATTGCGCTAATTGTAGCTCCATTTGAGCCATAGAAATTCTTTGTGTTTGAGAAAAAATGTTAGGATCAGCAACCGGAAGTATATCTACCTTCTCATCAAAGTCTGCAACCTTAACATTTCTAGTAGCACCAGGAACATCGTAAGGATATTCTTGTGGTAAGTAAGTTTTAAATACTTCTGCTAATAATTTAAATTCGTGTTTAAGACCAACGTATAATCTTTTGTGGATTGCGGACATAACTCTAGAGCCACGTTCTAAAAGTGCAACTGTAGTACCGACCGCGGCTTGTTGATTCATATCTCCAACTTGTGCATCTGCAATACTTGCAAATCTTTGACCTGCACTAACTACAACTCCCATTAATTGTAAAAGAGTTTGGTCTGGTCCTTTAAATGGTAATTGCATAAACTGATCTTTGATATTTCCACCAGGTGCATCTACATCTCTAAACTCGCCAGGTTGTAATGGCTGTGCATCATCTCTAATTCTTATACCTCTAGTTTTAAAACCAGCTGGTAAGTTAGCTAAAGTTCCTGCATCTAATAATTGTCTTAGTGCACTTGTTGCTGTTCTAGTTAAACCACCAATCATGTGTATTAAACCAAAACCATAAAAACCTGTACCTGGTAAAAATTTATATTGTACAAAGTATTTTATTTTATTCATCATTTTATCATCTTCTGTGTAATTTCTTCTAATAGATAAAATTTTGTTAGTAGATTCTAAAATAGTTACGATGTATGGAAGTTTAATTCCTGTTGGTTCACCCTCTGGGCTCATGTCTTCAAAACCTTCTAGATCTAAATCTGTATGCATTTCTAAAAGTGTGTATTGATCTTCGGCATTTCCATCTTTAGAAATTCCTTCTAATCTCAACTCTGCATCTTTAACTTGGTTTTCTGTAACAGGAGGTTGACCTATTTCTATGTCTTTGTAAAAACCAGAAACTTGTTGTTTTCTAATTTCATTTTCTGACATTCTTAAAACATGAACAATTGCTTCTGCATCTTCTAATGAGTTAGCTGAATAAGGTACAACTAAATCATCTGCTTGTACAAATTTAGAAACAGCTCTACCTAAAAGGTCGTCATAATAAACTTTCTTAAAGGTAGAACCTGAGAGGGGTAGATAAAAAAGCATTTGATCAAATTCAGGTTCATACTCTGGCATTTGATCCATGATTTGATAATTCATAAAATCTTTTACTCTGTGTGCTTGGTCTTGTTTTTCGTTAGTCACATCTCCTAAAATTTGTGCACGTACTGGACCATCAGCTGGTAATAATTCTTTGTAAGCTTGCGCTTGAAATTGTGTAACCGCTTCAGCAAGAACAGGATGGTTTACACCACTTGCTCCTCTAAAAGGTTGTGTTCTTTTTTCGTATTTAAAACCTAAAAGTTCTAAACCTTCTCTGTAAGTGTCTTCCCAGTCACCTCTAGATTGTTTGTATTCTGTATACTTGTCAAAAAGATTAGCACCTAGTTCGTCTAGGTATTGCTCGTCCATAACTTCTGCTAAGTTTGAAAAATGATCTTCTGTTTGTAATCCTTCCATGGCATTAGGATCAAAATTTATTTCTGCTCCACCTTCTTCATCCATAGTTACATTTGCTTGACCTTCTTGTGTCGGAACAGAATCTTCTGGAACTGTAACTTCTTGTTCTACAAAAGCTTCGTCAGTAATAGTTTCGTTGGGTAATGCGTCTTCGATTTTTGCCATATCTCTTTCCTGTTAATTATAACACACCTTCATATGTTGGATTTGAGAGTATACGCAATAATCCTTCATTTGGCAATGTCTTATTTCTTAGGTTTTTTCTCTTCTCTTCTTCTAGTGCTCTTTCTTGTGCAACACGATCTTTAACCATTTGTGTATTTACAGCCTCTACTCCTTTTAAAGGTGGGGTATAAAAATCAGAATCCATCATAGAAAAATCTTCAGCAATCTGTTCATTCTTGATAGCTTGTCTTTCAACAGGTTCCATCTTTAATAAATCTTGTGCTTCACCTACCATATTACTTAAAAAAAAAGGACTCGCTAAAATTTCAGCAGGAGTTTTACCTTCGTTGTACATTTGTTTCATAAAATATGCTTCTAATGGTAAAGCTGCAACACCTAAAGCTTTTCCTGCTACCTTTGCAGCATTTTTTGCTATGCCTGCAAATTTAGCTACATTACCTTTTCCTAATTGCATTTTGCTGTAGTCAACATCTGTAATATTTGACACTGCATCTTTAACGTTAGAATATATTCCTTTAACTCCATCTTCTACAGCAGCCGCTGCAGAATTAAGTCTAAATCCTTCACCTTGTTTAGCTAATCTTTCTCTTGCTGTTAATTTATTATCACCACCAAAATAACCATCCATTCCTCTAATTTTTACTCTTAAATTATTTTTATCTAAAAAATCTTTTACCTTAACCACTCTAGTATCAGAAAAATCTTTATATTTATCACTATTCATAAATGTATCTAAAGGTCTCATAATTTTAGCGTTTGCTCGATTAGTTATTAAAGATAGATTAGTTGTAAAATTAGTATTCTTAGCTCCTTTAGCCATTGGAGAAGTATGTTCTATACTAAACATACCTGCTTTAATTAAATTCTTTATTTTTTTATTAGTTACTTTTTCAGATTTAAATTCTCCTGATTGAGAATCAAAACTAGTTTCAAGTTGAAACATTATATTTTTATTATTTCTAAGTTTAGAAATAGTTTCCGAAGGATTATTTTTAAAATCTTGTCTTAATTTATTATTTGCTTCTGTAACATATTTTGTAGATAATTCTTTATTTAAAGCAACTGTTTCAGGTCCTGCATTTAATTTTGCAAGTTTATCTTTTTTATATCTTTCTTGATTTGCTTTTGTTTTTGAATTATCTATAAGAACTTCTTTACCAGATCCTTTAATCTTTAATTTATCTTTATATGTTTCTATTTCTGTTCTACTAACATACTGTTTACCTTTTTTACCTGTTCTAGATTTATCAGAGTCGGTGTGATTCCATACACTACGACCTTCTAAATCTCTTGCATTCATGTCAAAATATTTATTACCTTTTTTAATTTTAGGTGCTTCATCTATAGCTTTTTGTACTTCTGTTAAACTTCTCATAGGACCA